TTTGCGGTATTGCACTTACGATCATTGTTATTATTTGAGGTAGTTCTTCAATTAAACTAATAAAAAGATTTACTCCAGCTTCAATGATCTGAGGTATTGCCTCAAAGATCGCATTAATAATTCCATTTATTATTTCTGGTATTGCTACAACTATTGCTGTAATGATTTCAGGCAGTGCATCAACCAGTGAAGTTAGAAGTTCAATACCTACATTTATGATTTCTGGTATTGATGACAATAAGAAATTCACAAGTGCAAGTATTAATCCTGGCAAGGCCTGTATCAGTATAGGTACAGCAGCAAGAATTCCATCAGCTAAGCCTTTTACTAATTGAAGTGCAGCATCCAAAATCAAATGTAAATTCTTAATTAAAGTGTCTACAATTGTTACTAAAGTTTTAACAATAGCGGGTATCAGTTCTGGCAATGCAGCGATTATTCCATTAGCAAGAGTGACCACCATTTCAATTGCTGCTTCTAAGATATCTGGAAGGTTATCAAGTATTCCATTTACCAAAGTCATAATCACTTCAATTCCTGCTTTTGTAATCTTTGGCAGTGCTTTAAGTAATCCTTGTAATAACGTGAAGACAAGTTTAGTAACTGCATTCATTATTAGTGAGAGGTTATTAACTATTGCCTTTGCAAATCCAGAAACAAGCGAACCCGCTAGTCCCATTATTGTAGGCAGAAAGTCAAAGATAGTCTTTGTCATTTGTTCTATCGCTAAACCTACTGCTTCACTAACCTTACTAAAGTCACCACTTGACTCATTTATAGTAGTTCCCAGTATAGAAAATGCATCAGTAATACCAGAAGACAACTCACTAATAGTTGGTAAAAATACACCTTGTATTGATCGCTTTGTACTCTGAATTGCTTTTTCTAAATCGTTATATTTTACTTCGTTAATTTTTTCAAGAGTATCTCCTACATCAATTGTTGCATCCTTCATGCCAGATAAAACAGGTAGTACACTTGCTTCTAAGTCCTTATATTTCGAGCCAAACAACGATACTGCTATTTCATTTTTCATCAATGGATCGTTGACACTTTCAAGTGCCTTCATTACTGCATAAAAAGCATCCTTTGCTGTTTGTCCACCAGCTGCAAATGCCTCACGCATAATGTCTGCATCCATTTTCAAATAAAAGAATGCATCCTTTGTTGTGGTACTATCTTCTTTTACTCGGTTATTAAATTCCTTAACTGCATCACCGACTTTTTTAAGACTAAATACTCCAGCATCGGAACCATTTATTAAGCTTGCTAAAAACTCATCAGACGATAATCCTAATGCGGAATATTGAGCAGAGAATTCATTTAGGATGTTTATTAAGTCACCGTTTTTGTCTGCACCTTTTTGTGCTCCATAGGCAATCAAGTTGTAAGCTTCTTCAGAGGTAATACCGAAGTTTTTCATTAATGATGACACAGCTTGAGCGGACTCTTTTAAGTCATATCCAAATGTATCACGTAATGCAAAGCCTGATTCGGTAGCTTTTTGAAGCTCATCACCCATTAAGCCAGTTGCACGATTGACTGCTGATATTCCGTTTGCTACATCTTCTAAGCTATCTCCAAAGTTACGTTTATAAACACTTTGTGCGATTGCACCAAGTTGCTCTAGTTCTTCTTCAGTTGCACCCGTAGACGCTGCAATTTGATTAATCGCTTTGTTGTATTCATCGCCTAATTTTACAAGTTGAACACCTGCTGCAATAGCGGCTGCAGTAATTGCAGCCATCGCTGCTGCAAGAGCCACTCCCATAGATTTAGCAACTCCACTAAGTTTTCCAAATTTAGAACCAGAATCATCTGCTTTGTCGCCACTGTCTTTTAAAGAGTCGCCTAAATCATCAGTTGAATCGATCGCATCTTCAGTAGCATCAGTATTATCCTCAAGCTCACCTGTATGCTTTTTGAGTTCCTTAGACATGTTGTTAAGTTCAGCTTTTGCATTGTTTAGTTGAACTTTCCATGCTTTTGTTCTCTTATCGTTTTCACCAAAAGAGGTGGAAGCATTCTTTAATGCTGCTCTTAATGCTTCTATCTTTTGTTTTTGTGCATCTATTGATTTTTGAAGTGCTTCATTTCTAACAGTTAAGGCTTGCTCTGATTTATCTTGCTTATCAAATTGGCTCTCTATAAGCTTCATCTCAGAGCCTAACACTTTAAATGATTGATTAATTTCAACTAGCTGAGCCTTAAACTCCTTCTCGCCTTCAATACCAATTTTTAAACCAAAATTATCAGCCATATGCTTCACCTCCTTTAGATGCCATCAGGCAAAATATCATCAATGGAATGCTCCACTTTTGGCTTAGAGAAACCTATAAATTGTTTGTGACACTCCCATAGGTCCAGTAAAAGACCAAAAGGCATCATCCATACTTCTTCCTGTGTAAGTTGAAGGTGAACAATGCCGTAGTATAAAAGACGAGTAAACAACTCTTCGTCACTTACTCGTCCAGGGCGTTTTTTGAGATGTCTTCACTCTCTACGTTTCTTTTTGTTCCTTTTAATAACGCTTCTGTAATAGCATCCTTAAAGTCTCCTAAATCATTAGGAGTTGTTAATAGTTCAACTTCATCCTCAGTCAATAAATCTTTCTCATTTCCTTTGTTCTTTAGGTTATGAATCAAAATTGTTTGATTTGCAAGTAATGTAATCAAATACACAACTTCAGATAACGCAGCATCAAAGTTTTCACTATTTAAAAGCTTATCGCCAAGTTTATCTAATCCACCATATCTTTTAGCGATCTCTTTTGTTGCTTTGGTAGTTAGAAGTAACTCAAATTCTCTACCGCCTATATTAATAGCGGTGCTTCTTTCATCAGCCATTTTTTACTCCCCCTCTTGTGCTGGAATTCCAACGTACGCTGGTTCATACACTGCATCATACCAATCTTCAATGATTGATTTTGTGCTTTCAGATTCAGTTACTTCAGCTTTCCAAGGGTGCTTAGATGATGCATCTAGTTTGTTTCTTCTTAAAATTGTACCTTCAATGGTTGGTGTTGAAAATGTAATGCCATCACCCTTTGTAGCTAGGTTTGTTGCAGGGATATTAAACAGTACTCTGTATAACCAAAAGTACTTATATTTCCCATTAGATTTCTTGGCTCTAAAACCAATTGCTACAGGATTTGCAGTATCGCTTTCGCCTGAAATCAGCACCCCGTTGCTATCAACCACTGCACCTACTAAGTCCGCTATAATGTCGTGACCGATGTCATCTACTGAAAGTGAAATAGTACCGCTCTTAAACTCTCTCACAATTTCTGCTTGTCCATCGTCAGCATAAAGTGTCGCTTCATTTAGTTCCACACTCAAATCTGCCGATATTGCTTTTGCTAGTTGGCTTGGTGTACCATAGGTTTCCACACCATTTTCATTTTCAGTAATCTTTGCATAGTACAACTTATCTAATCCGATTGTTGCCATTTTTTATTCCTCCTCTATGTTATAATGGTCGGCTACATCAATCGTGAAATGATGATACTTGGTTTCTTTTTCGTAACCGTTATATCTTCTTTCGGTGATTGTTAAGCCATTTTTTAATAATAATTTTTCCAAACTCCTCTTTAGTTTAAGGTAGTTTGACTTTGAATATATTGATATCCTCACTTCTTCGATATCTTGTTCTGGTAAGTTATCCGCATAAAGCTCGTAGGTTGATGTTACAGGTATTAAAACGATGTATTGATCAGGTGCTTGTCCAGAAAATATACCTGTTTCAATCGGAACTTCAAGTTCAGAAAATAAATATATGAGTTTTTCAAGTAGTATCATATTTTATCAATCTCCTCCTCAAGTTTATTGATCATGGTATCCAGACACGCTCGCTTGGTAGATCTAACAGCAGGTTTTAAGAAAGGTCTAGCTGGTTGATTATGTTTTCCATATTCAATAATGTTTGCTATCATCGCATTTGACTTTCCATCATTTCTAGGTTCACTAAAACCGATTTTAATGTTGCTATTACCATTTCTATCTACCTTTACTGGACTGACACCTAAAGAATCTACAAGCTCACCCGTTGATCTGGATTCAACTTTTGTATCTCTTCCAACAACGCCTTCAAGGTTGATTTTTACTTTATCAAATACAACCTCGCTTCCGCTTTCCAGAACCTTAGCTGTTATCTCATCAGTTTTGTTTCCTAATCTTGATAGTTTCTTTAAAAACTCTTCAGGCATTTTTACAGTTGCTTTAGCCATCGCTAGGTTCCACCTTTTTTGCTAAGACTTCAATATACATCTTTTTCCCTTTTACATCTTCAATTGAAAAGATTTCAAAATCAGACTCATCACATACGATTATCATGCTTGTTGTTAACTTTACATTAGGTATATTTCTAAACCTAAATAAATCAGTAGCTGTCGTGAAAGTAGCTCTATTGGCCCACATTGAATTGCCATGTCTACCTTCACGATACGCTCTAATTGATGCGACTACTTCATTGGTTTCATTCCTAAATCCATCTTTATCTTTTGCCTTGTTTGGAAGGATTATTTGTATGAAATCATTCATTTTTCCATAACTCATACTTTCCACTCCCTATCAAGCCTTAAAAGCAGATTTACTGTGTTCCAAACTTGCTGCCCAGCTTGAACATTGTCAGAAAAGAAGCCACCCGTTGAACCATCTCTTGACTCATAAAAATGGCTTGCTAACATAATGATCGCTTGTTTTGTTGTCGCTGGCATTTCATGTGTTGAATAATATCCCTCACTAATATGCTGGAAACTTTCTGCATAAGAAACTGCAGCGGTGATATAACTTTCAATTAGATCATCATCTTCTGAGTGCTCAATAATTAAATTCTTTTTCACTTTTTGTAGTAAATCTGAAGTTGCCACCGCTACCGCCTCCTTATTAATCTTCAATAACGATTGTTAATGTTTCTGTTTTGAATCCTGGTTTTCCTAAAGTAATAACCTTTGGCGTATCCACTACTTCATCACATTTAATCCAAAGTACAAATGAACCTGCAGGACATCCTACATTAGTAGCTTCCGTTACATCTGCTGCTGCTAAAGCATAAGTGCCATTGTAAATAACACCAAGAATTGAAGTTAGACCAGTTCCAATAGAAAGGCCTATCCATTTATGAATTCCTTGTGCTGGATTATTTGAATCAAAAGGTATCAACTCATCCACAGGAACTTTAATAGTAACTGTACCTTCATTTAAAACAATGCTTTCTATTTTGCTGTGGTTAGTAGCAAGGTCTCCATTAACGTTAGTGATAGCTGCCACAGTTGCCTCGAATAGATCTTTTGCAATAACACCCGCATCTTTTAAATTGGCGATTAATTCATTTAGGTCATTTTTTAATGTACCTACGTTTGCTGCACTTGATTCTTTTACATTTAACGCTTCTTTTACTCCGCCTATTGATGTTGATGTAGCAGGATTTAAGGTGCAGGAACCACTTCCTACACCCTCTACCTCTGCATTTTCACTGACTGTGATTTTACCGTTGATAACGATCTCACCATTAATGACGGTTTTCTCTCCGCCTTGTTCGGTATAATTTTTCACATTGTAACTCATATTAGTTACCCCCTTAAGCCTTAATCTTTAAGATTTTGACTGCTTCAGGTAGTACAAGTTTTCCATCTACACGTTCTTTAGCAACAAAACCAATCATTCCGTTTCCTGCGAACAATTCTTTCAATTCAGCAAATGAACGCTCTCCACGATCACCGATGTTGTAGTAACTGAAATCACCAAACGCAATGACAGGAGCACCAGCTTCGATGTTTGGAACATATGCGGATGTCAATACTTCATACCCAAGTAAACGATCAGGTTCCCCAGCTTGAAGAGCAGGTTGCCAGATGTATTGGCCATTTCCATCTTTTAGTTTTCTTAAAGT